GAGATGGTGCTTCTAATCTAGTGGTGTTCACAGCGCCCGGTGTAGCAGGCGTTACTCCGTTGAACATCCCTGATCAGGGGATCATTTGCAGATCGAACCTGACTGTTGTGACCAGTGTTGGCGCAAACGTAACGGTGTTCTATGGCTAAGAGTCCGGCTTGGCAGCGTAAGGAAGGCAAGAACCCTGAAGGCGGTTTGAACGCCAAGGGTCGCGCCTCCTACAACAAAGCCAATCCGGGTAAGCCAGGGTTGAAAGCGCCGCAGCCAGAAGGCGGCTCAAGGAAGAAGTCATTCTGTGCCCGGATGTCCGGTATGAAGAAGAAGCTGACTTCTGCCAAGACTGCTAACGACCCGAACAGCCGTATCAACAAATCTTTACGGAAGTGGAAGTGTTGACCGTGGACTTAGCATTTGTCTGGAACGGCGCTCTATCGCTGTTTGTTGGCTTGTTTGCGTATATCGCGCATGAGAAGTTCTCCGAGCTAGCGCGGATCACGATCTTGTTGAACAAGACCCGTGAGGAAATTGCTCGTGACAACGTGACCAAGGCGGAAGTGGATCGCATCACGGATCATATAGATCAGCGGTTCAATCGGCTGGAAACCAAGATAGATCAGTTGATTGAATCTCAACGGAGAGTGTTATGAAGCGTAGAGCAAAGCGGTATCAAGAGGGTGGCGAGACTGAAGCAGTGCCGATGCCCGATCTAGAGGAGCGTCGACGCGAAATTACTGATTACATCAGTCAAGGTGATCGTGAAGAAGAGCCGATGGCGAAGACGTTCAAGCAGGCATTTGCTTCTGCTCGTCGAGCTGGTGAAAGAACATTCATGCACGGTGGCAAGCGGTACACCACAGAGCTAGCGTCTGAGAAAAAGCGCGTGCGTTCTACTGCGCCGACACCGGATGAATCTGCCGCGGAGACTGCGCGTCTGGCACGCCAAGCCAAGATGACAGGCGAATCCAAAGCTGAAGCACCAAAATCAAAATCTATGGGCTACGGCGTACCTGCTGCGTTGGGCGCTGCTGCTTTGGCGGCCGGTGCTTCGTCAATACCTCGCAGGATGCGAGCAGAGCGCGGCGCTGCTGGCCGTCGTGTAGAGCCTTCAATGTCAGAGTCTAAGGTGCAGACCATTGATCCATTCGACCAGATGGCTATGGATCGCATGACTGGTGAGGGTGGCCGCAAGAAGGGCGGTCATATCAAGGCCAAGAAGATGGCATCTGGTGGTACAGCATCTAAGCGGGCTGATGGCATCGCTCAACGCGGTAAGACACGCGGAAGGATCTGCTGATGAGAAAGCGCAGAAAGTTTGCTGACGGTGGTGTCACCGGTCAGACGCAGCAGCCGACATATCCGTTCTACGGCAATCAGCCCATGGCTGGTGGTCAGAGTGGCGGCATGAATCAGACGTTCAACATGCAACCACAAGCCATGTCTGGTCCAAATGATCAGATGACACAGCGTTTTGCCAAGGGCGGCCAAGCCAAAGTTGGCAAGGTGATGGGCGAATTCAAAGCCGGCAAGCTAAAATCTTCGTCCGGTCAGAAGGTTACTAATCCCAAGCAGGCCATTGCAATCGGTCTTTCCGAGGCTGGCCTTTCCAAGAAAGCCAAAGGAGGCGAGATGAAAGAGTCAAAAGCAATGGTCAAGAAGGAAGTGTCATTCATGAAGAAGAAGGGCGCTCCCAAGTCGATGGTCAAGCATGAGATGGCAGAGGCTGGCATGAAGCACGGCGGCAAGGTCAAGAAGATGGCGATGGGCGGCTACGCTGATGGCGGTATGCCGATGGTCATGAAGGACGGCCAGAAGGTGCCAGCTTTCGCAGCTGATGGCAAGGGCAAGATGGCTAAAGGTGGTATGGCTATGAAAAAGATGGCTTCTGGTGGTCTAGCTGCTGGTCACAAGGCTGCTGACGGCGTTGCTATGAAGGGTAAAACCAAGGCGATGCAGGTCAAGATGAGCGGCTCTACTGGCATGAAAAAGGGCGGCATGACCAAGATGAAAAAAGGCGGGTACTGCTGACATGATGAAGTCACGCGGCATGGGAGATATCTCCCGCACCAAGATGCCCGGCGGGAAGAAGAAAGCCCGTCGGGATAAAACCGACTTTACGCAGTACAAAGAAGGTGGCAAGGTCAATGCTGCGGGCAACTACACGAAGCCTAGTCTACGCAAGCGGATCGTGGCGCAAGTGAAGGCAGCAGCAACGCATGGCACCGGTGCAGGGCAGTGGTCAGCCCGCAAGGCACAGCTGGTAGCAAAGAAATATAAAGCAGCAGGAGGAGGTTATCGTGACTGAGGCTACAAATAACGCGCCGTTACCGTCGCAAATGGTGTTTCGGCAGGAAGACGGTAAGTATCTTGTTAATAATAACGAGGTTAGCAAGGCAGAGTTTGATCGTTTGAGACAACAGTCCGATCAGGCTATGGGTATCAGACGAGATGCGGAAGGCAAACGCGCAAGACCTTCAATGGAAGAACGTAAACGTGCGTCGATGTCCGAATTTAAAAAAGGCGGCAAAGTTAAGTCAGCATCCGCCCGTGCTGACGGCATTGCAATTCGCGGAAAAACGAGGGCATAAGTGAAAGCCCCGCAACAGTCGCTTAAAGATTGGGGCGATCAGAAATGGCGCACCAAGAGCGGCAAACCGTCATCAAAGACTGGTGAGCGGTATTTGCCGGAGAAGGCGATTAAAGCTTTGAGTCCGGCGGAGTATGCGGCAACGACGAAAGCAAAGCGGGCAGGCAAGGCAAAAGGCAAGCAGTTTGTTAAACAGCCCAAGGGCATAGCACAGAAGACTGCGAGATTCAGGTAATGGCGTACACGACATCCACAACAGCGTTTAACCCAGACCTCAACGAGATATTCGAAGAGGCGTTCGAGCGTTGTGGCTTGGAGCTGCGCACGGGGTATGACTTCCGCACGGCGCGTCGCAGCCTGAATTTGCTGCTGACGGAGTGGGCTAATCGCGGTATCAATTTGTGGACTATTGAGTCGGCAACGATCCCGCTTGTACAAGGGCAGATTACCTATGATCTACCTATTGATACCGTGGATCTACTGGAACATGTTATTCGAACTAATCCCGGTCAGATTGGTACCCAGTCGGACATCAACATCAACCGTATCTCCGTCTCCACGTACGCAACGATCCCGAACAAGCTCACGCAAGGCCGGCCGATCCAAGTCTGGATAAACCGCCGCAGCGGGCAGACAACTGACGTACCTGGTGCTACACCACAGAATCCGCAGATCAACGTGTGGCCATCACCAGATCAAGGTACAGCACAGACACCGTACTACTACTTCGTGTACTGGCGGCTGCGCAGGATGTTTGACGCGGGCAACGGCGTGAATGTTGAGGACATCCCATTCCGTTTCCAGGAGCCGCTGATCTGCGGGCTGGCATATCGGTTGGCGATGAAGTTACCGGGCGGTTTGGAGCGACTACAGTTTTTGAAAGCGCAGTACGACGAGTCGTGGGAAATGGCGGCAGGCGAAGATCGGGAAAAAGCCCCGGATCGTCTGGTGCCTCGAATGATTACGTACAGGTGATCTGTGCCGAGTAAGTATGCAAGTGGCAAGAAGTCGATTGCGGAATGTGACCGCTGCGGCTTTCGGTTCATGTTGAAAGAGTTAAAGACACTGACGATCAAGACGAAGAACGTCAACATCAAGGTGTGCAAGACGTGTTGGGAGCCGGATCAGCCACAGTTGAGTCTTGGTATGTACCCGGTGAACGACCCGCAGGCAGTGAGAAATCCGAGGCCGGACAAGTCTTACTGGCAGTCGGGATTGACGGGATTGCAGACGGACAACACCTCTGGCACGAACATATTGCAGGATGGTTTCCCTGCCGGTGGTAGCCGGATCATCCAGTGGGGTTGGGCACCGATAGGTGGGGCTAGGGCGAATGACGATGGACTGACGCCAAACAATCTAGCGCCGGTGACGATTGTGGCAAACGTGACTATCAACTAGGAGTAGAGATGGAAAAGATGAGAAAGGTAGCCAAGGCAGCGGTCAAGGCACACGAGAAGCGCATGCACAAAGGTATGAAAAAGGGTGGCGTAACTACATCCGATCTGAAAAAATACGGGCGCAACGAGGCACGTATTCATAACCAGAAAACCAAGTGAGGTTGATATGGCAATCAAAAACATGGGTACGCCCAAGCCTGTGAAGAGTAACGGGAAGAAGATGGCTGACCCGAACAACATTGCGGTGGACAAGCTTGGTCCGAAAACTGCGGTGCAGCGCGTGTCTGCGGGCGATCCTGCTCGGGAAGATACGAAGACGACTGGCATCAAGATTCGTGGTACCGGTGCTGCTACTAAGGGTGTAATGGCTCGCGGCCCGATGGCATGACATATACAGAGTTAGTCAGCGCGATTCAGGCGTACACGGAGAACTACGACTCAGACTTTGAGTCGTACATTCCCACGTTCATACGCCAGACAGAAACCCGCATTTACAATGCGGTGCAGCTGCCATCTATTCGCCGCAACTCCACTGGCATCATGCAGACGGGTAACAAGTACTTGACTGCTCCCAACGATTTCCTAGCGGTGTACTCCATGGCTGTGATCGAGAACTACGGCACAGCGACTGAGGAGTATTACTACCTGCTGAACAAGGATGTGAACTACATCCGTGCTGCGTATCCCACGCCGGCAGATCAGGGCTTGCCCAAGTACTACTCGATCTTCGGACCGCAGGTGACGAGCAACGTAGCGGTAGATGAGTTGACGTTTATCTTCGGTCCAACACCGGATCAGGCGTACACGCTAGAGCTGCACTACTACTATTACCCAGAGTCGATTACGACGGCTGCTGACGGCCGCACGTGGCTGGGTGACAACTACGATCCGGCGCTGTTGTACGGCTCTCTGCGTGAGGCTTACCTGTTCATGAAGGGCGAGCAGGATTTGATTGCCAACGTCGAGGCCAAGTACAACGAGGCTATGGGCGAACTGAAACGTCTGGGCGATGGTATGGAGCGTCAGGATGCGTACCGCAGTGGTCAGGTTAGGGTGAAAGTGACATGACGATTTACCAAGGCCTGACTACGTCGTTCAAGGTGGACATCTTAAATGGCCGCCAGAACGTCGCGTCCAACACGCTGAAGATGGCGCTGTACGACGGCTATGTAGAGATGGGCGAGAGTACGACTGAATACTCTCCAACGAATGAGGTAACCGGTGCTGGATACACGGCGGGCGGAAACACGCTAGCCAACGTGTCGATATCTTCGACCAGCAACGGGATTGTGTATGTAAGTTTTGACAATGTTTCATGGACATCGGCGCAGTTTGTTGCGCGGGGTGCGTTGATTTACAACGCCACTGTAGCGAACGCGTCGATAGCCACGTTGGATTTTGGTAGCGACAAGACGCAGGCTGCCAATGGCACATTTACGGTGACGTTGCCTCCCAACACATCGTCCAGTGCGTTAATACGTATTAACTGAGGAGTCATCATGACGATTGAGAAATCAAAATCCAGCGAGACCGTAAGCGCCAATACTGAGCGCAAGACGGGTTTTGCTGAAGGCGCGTCCGGCGGTGGTGTGTTTACTGTCACCTGCTACGACAGCGAAGGCAACCAGAAGTGGGTAGACATGG